AGGTTCCAAATTACAATGTCATGACTATACTTAGGTTTTAGTTTCAATGCTTTATATATTTCAGCAAATCTATTTATACAGCTTGCACCATCAATTTCTAAATTGACATATAAAACCTTTGATTTCTTACACTTGAATCCTAGCCATTTAAGACCTTCCGATAGTGCTATAGCCAGTTGCATTAATAAAAAACTTTTACCTGCTTTTGATGAACCTGAAATTAACATTTTGTGTCCAACTCTTACAATGCCATCAATTAGTACTTCTGGTAGCTTTGGAGGATTTGCTAAGGCTTCATCAAGATATATTAAACTAGGCATTTCATCAACAATACCTTCAGCAAAATCTAGCCACTCATTCCAATTTCGTCTACCTATATTTGTATCTACTAAAGTTTGAATAACACCTTTTCTTTGTACACCTGGAATTCTTGATAATCTTGAAGGATTACGGTTTGCTCTATCAACTTTAAGTCCACTTTTATCTAAGAAATCATATAAGTAATCAACACGTTTTCTATATTCATCTGCATCTTTAGCATCAACTTTTACTATTGCATGTAAACTTCTACTACCACTATGAACTAAGCAAGCAATCGGTAGTTCTAATTTTCTATATATTGCATCTTGTTCAGAAATTGGTATATCGTCTGATTCAACTAGAGCATAAGTAAATCTAGTTATGTTTTCATTTTTTACACCACCACCGTCAACTGGATTAAATCTAATCCAACCACCACAATCTTCTTTAACATCTCCAAGTACAGCACCCATATCCTCTGGATTCTTTTTAAGTTGTGTTATAAGTTCTTTTGCAGTCCTATCAAATTGTCCTTTGCTTGGCATCCACTTACCTGTCGAGTCTTGCCAAACATCACTTGTTACATAGCCTACAAATTCATCATCTTTAAATAGTGTCTCAAGATATTTAATGAGTTGTTCTGTTGGCTTCATTTCTACCGAAGGTTCATAGATTGCACCAGCGCCATCATATTCAATAATGTCATCCCATTCTAAGAATCCATCCTTAAGATCAACCGGATGTATCCAACCATAATCTTTTGCAAGTTTAACAATCGTACCACCTGCAACAGGTTCGGAGGAACCACCAAAGCTCCCCCATTTCCTATCACACTCACCAGGTTTATATCTGGTGTCATTTTTACTCCACTCATCCCATACCGATACATCATAACCTTCAGCTTTAAGTGCCATACCGACACTTATCCAATCATGATATGAAACCTTTGATACATCTATATTTTTAAGTGTCGCTAATAAATCCATGTTTGTTCCTCCTAAGGTTGATAAGTATTTGTATTAATCTCTCTTGGTACTAACCAACCATTATCTGCAATGCGAGTAATCATCTTACTTGCAGCTTCAAAAGGCCACATACCAACATGGATAAATCCATATCTTTCTAATAATCGTATTTGTTTTGGTGTTGCTAATCCTTCAGCTTTTCTGTTTATTAACTTATCAATTAGCGTGCTTGCCATTCCAGAGCTTGTTACTGCAGCTGAGTGAATACCTTGTTTTTCTAAATACTCAAGTTGTTTTTCTGAAGCAGGTCCCATTTCCCACGCAAATGTTGGTTCATAGTTTGCTAGGTCTTCAGCAGCGATAGAAAATGCATATTGAATAGGATCAACCAGTCCGCGTTTTCTTTTACGCATTGCATCCAGTTCTCTTTTTAAAGCATCCTCGCGTTCTTTGACAACATCACTTTGTGCTTCTGTTTCAGCATCTAATAAATCAATACCACTTTCTTTGTTCATCATTTTTTCATCTATGCGTTTTGCTAATTCTGCATCTTTTGAAATAAGTGCTGACGGCCTACATAAATCATGACGTTCTGTCATCCATAAAAAATCTAATAATAGTAAGTTTTCTTTACCTGGATGAATACGCATCCCACGACCTACCATTTGCTGATATAAACTTCTAATCTTTGTAGGACGCAAAACAACAATACAATCTACACTTGGAGAATCCCAACCTTCAGTAAGTAACATAGAATTACAAAGCACATCATATTCACCAGCTTCAAAATCTGCCAGTATTTGTTCTCTATCTTTACTTTCACCATTAATTTCTGCAGCTCTTAGGCCGTGAAGATTTAGTAATTCACAGAACTTCTGCGATGTTTTAATCAGCGGTAAAAATACGACTGTCTTTCTACCTTTTGCATATTTAAGTATCTCAAGTGCTATCTGATTTAAATATGGATCAAGTGCAGATCCAACTTGACCTACTGCATAATCACCATTTGAAATACCTACTTCATGAATGTCTAATTCAAGTGGAATCATCTGAGCTCTAACCGGACTTAAGTATCCTTCTTTAATTGCTTGATGCATTGAATATTCATATGCTTTTGAGTCAAAAAACTTACCCAGGCTTCTCTGATCTGCACGATCAGGTGTTGCAGTAACACCTAGTATATTTGCACCATCAAAATGCTTTAAAACTCTTTGATAAGTATCACTCATTGCATGATGTGTTTCATCCACAACTATTGTCTTAAAATAATCTCTTGGATAAGCTGTTAACCGTTTTTCTTGTGAGAGTGTTTGAATGGATGCAACAGTTACTTTTTTTGATGAACCAATTGCAGTTGACTCAGCCTTTTCCAAGGCTGAATCTAAACCGCTAGTTACTTTTAATTTATCTGCTGCTTGATCTAATAGTTCACCACGATGTGCAATCACTAAAGCTTTGTCGCCATCTTTAGTTTCTTCTTCAATAACTTTTGAAAATACGACTGTTTTGCCTGTTCCCGTTGGCAACACCAACAATGTCTTTGCATTGCCATTCTTCCATTCATTACGAATAGCTTTTACAGCCTCATTTTGGTATGGTCTTAAAATCATAGTAGCCCTCCTTAAAATGGAAGATCATCTATAAAATTCGCTTGATCATAGTCAATGAATCTGTCTAAGTCGTTATAAGTTCTATCTTCACCACTTTGATTTGTATATGTTTTTTGTTTGAAGTAACCACGACCTTTTGAACCTACTACTTTATTCCAATCCATAGATAGTTTCTCACCATGTTTCTTTTGTCCGATTGATCTAAAGAATGCTGATAATTTCCACTCTAAAGATTTATATAAAAGTAGGTCGAATTTCACTGTTGCAACCCCTTCTTTTGAATCTACTTGAACAGTAATGGTTGCTTTATTACAAGGCGGAACTTTTGCTCCACCAGGAAATCTACCTCTTTCAAAATTTGTAACTGTAAAGTTGTACTCACCATCAGGAAGTAATATAAACTCCTGACCATCACTTTCAATTGAATCATTCCAATCCATTAACATATCTTTATTATTTTCTTGCATTTTTATTGTTCTCCTTTTTTATTTTTAATTGTTTCCAATACACGTTCCCAATTTGGAATAATCCATCTTGTAATAAATTCATCTGAATAATTTTGAACCAGCACACTTAATTCATAGTGTCCTTTTTCTGCTACTACTTCTTGTAATTCAAGTTCACTAATCCCAGCATCAACAATCATCTTGTTTAGTCTTTGAACAGTTAAGCTTAGTTCTGGTTCCTTTACAGGTTGTTCTAAGCCTTCAAATAAATGAGCAATTGATTTAAAATCAAGTTCTAACTCTTCTGGTAAATCAAAGCGGTTCTTTGCATCATATGTTGGATTATGAGTTGTATATAAAACTCTTTTACCGCCTTGTGCTTTCCTACGATTACTTTCTGTAGTAACTACATAAATCTTGTAGTTGGTAAAGAATAGCGCATCTGACCATTCCTTAATTACTGGTGCTACCTGTTTCGTTAGTTTCATTTCATATCTATCGAATGCACCTTGCTCTTCTGGAAGTTCAAACTTGCGAGGCTTTGCATGAGCAGTAATAACAACATTAATACCCGCTTCTATTACTTGATCGAATAAAGTTAATAGTTTTGTATATTCATCAAGCAGATAGACATAGCCTTTACCATAACCAAAGTCCTCAATGTTATTTTTTCTATGCTTTTCAGTTACTGCATTAATACATAAAGTTTCTGACCAATCTGCAGTATCTAAAACTAGCGTTTTACAAATTGTAGGATTCTTAATAACCTCTTTGACTATGAGTAATAATTCATCCCATGACTTATTACATTTGATTCTTCTAACATCTAAATTGCTTGTTCCGCCTTCAGTATCAATAAATAATGGATCTGGGAACTTACTTGCAAATGTAGATTTACCTATGCCTTCCGGACCGTAAATAACTACCTTTAGTGGTCTTTTTTCTTTTCCTTCAATAATTTTTAACATTCCTATTTGTCTCCTTCTTTTATAATTTCTGCCTCTTTACGAGGATCTTCATCTGGGACTAAACTTAATGAACCAGCTTGCATTTCTAAGTAAGGTGCAATCAAACTATTAAATCTCTCTTTGCCTAATCGCTTAGTTAGCTCTGTTATCCCAGCAACTTTGCTTTCAACATATGGGTCAATTTCTAAACTTTTGCAAATTTTAATTACCGCATCTTCATTAACTATTTTTCTGCTGCCCTTACCATGAACTAACTTAAATCCGCTCCACTTGTGTCCCTCTAGTGCTTTTTTAAGTACATATTTTTTTAAGTCTTCTGCATACTTTATGAAGTCGTCTAGCTTTGGCAATATGTCCTCAATTTCTTCATCAGTCAATAAATTAAATGATTTGTTCATTTCTTGTGTAATCTCAAGACTTACTTCGGCTCTTTTACTGCATATAGCATTTGCTGAACAGTATCTACAATGTTTGCCTGGATTAGCTTCCGGATTTTCTTCTTTAGATCTTAATACTGCAGGTCGTAGTACCATCGCTTCAAAAGCAAGTAATTCGTCAATATCCATTTCATATTCATTGCTGTTTGAGATGACTGGTTGATAAATGATAAGTCGAACTTTTTTTATTGGATATAGATGCTTATATGCTTTATAAAAATAGAGTGCATATATGCCTAATTGACTATTAAACAAACCGGTATCCTCATCAAATGTATTGACTGGTATTCGACCAGTTTTTAAATCAATTACTGTTAAAGTTCCACCATTCATTGATGAGATAATGCCGCAATCTAATGTCCCTTTAGCATCTTCATCAAAGTCCATTTTTAATAGCTGTTCAATTACAATAAGTGGTTCATCAAATGACCGATTCTTTTCAAACTCAAAAGCCTTAACTACAAAGTCTGCATAGCCATCTGCAATTTCTTGCATTTCCTCTGAATACATATCAAGTTCTTTAATTAACTCGTCAATCGGTTTTGATTCACTATCATAATCAAATAGTTTTAATGATTGATTAATAAGAGCTGAACTTAATTCATGACACTGTGTTCCAAACTCAGCCTGTGGGCTTACTTCATCACCACTACCATCGTTTAATAAAGTGCTTAATGGACAATTAAGCCAGATGTTACTTTTACTGGGACTATATTTCTTACTATGTGTTATCGGGTTTGTCGCCATCTTTATAACCTCCTTTATCAGGCTTGTCTTTTGGAGTTAACATAATCTCCTGAGCCAAAACTTTACTGGTTTCACTAATAAGTAGTAATGTTTCTACAAGATCTTTATTAGTGAGACTTTTAGCCTTGTCCTTCGGATCTTTTCCCATTCTTCCATCCTCGCTTTCTAATGGGGATTATTTCCCCTCAAAGGTTAATGGCCGGTAGAGTTATAAAAAACCGGATTTTATCTAAACTTTGTTGCTTTTTCTTTTAATTTTTCAATTAACCTAACTCTTCTCTCTTGAACTGATGAAGTTGCCCTATTAATTGCTACACCAATTTGTGCATCTGTATATCCTTCAAAATGAAGTCTAATAATTGTTTGTTCTATCTCTTTAAACTCAGATATTAATTCCCATAAGTAATCCACAAGATCCTCTTCTTGTTGTTTTTCTATATTTTCTGCATAAGAAGGATCTGGAAATTCATAATTATATTTATCTTTTAGGTCATCCATTGAAACAGGACACTTTTCTCTTGCTCTGTTTTCTCTTCTTTGCTCATTCCTATTTAGATTTCGATGTTTATGAAAATACTCCTCAGTACATGGAACAAATCTTCTATGTCCATCAATGTCTATAAAATGTATCCAATTTGTTAATCTGATACCTTGTTCGTCAAATATTCCTTTATCAATTTCTTTTTTTAATACTTCTAAATCTCCATATCCATAAATATTTGGATACATATCTTTTTCTTTTTTTGTTTTATTCATTAAAAAAACCTCCGCTTCAGTGTTAATCCTGAAATG